GGGGTTTGCGAGCGGTAGAACGTGCCGTTGACCTCGATCGAGGTCAGCCGCTCGCTGGCATAGGCCAGTTCCTTACTGTGCGGCAGCCCCTTCGGATAGAAGATGCCGGCCTGTTTTGAATCAGATGCTTAGTCACTGTCTGATGTCTGCTCCCCGTCTTTTCCCCACGCATACTCGATGTATCGAGCGAGCCCGGCAGGGTCATTGGTTTTCGCGTAAAATTGCTCGGCGGCTGCAAAATTCGCTCGTGCCGCTCGGCGCATCTCGGCGCGGGCCTTTTCTGGATCGCTGAAAGTGCAAATGAGAATACCCATTTATTTCGGCGGCTCCGGCAGAGGCATCCAGTGCGTCGGGTTGATCAGCGGATGAACGATGTAGTCGCCGCTCGATTCATAGCCTTCGATTTCCGCAAGATCACAAACCCAATAGCCGGCCCTATTGCCGCCGATCACGTTGCCGTCCCAAACGCCCACGACGATGTAGGGAAGATTTCGCGGCCGCTGCCAATCGTTGATCCCCGGCACGTAGAGCAGTGCGGCAAAGCCATCTTTGATTGGCGCCGTCTCGATGGGTTGCCACTCGCTCATGCCTTCACCTTCATTGTTGGTAACCTCTCGACGTGATCCCATTCATCGCGCGCAACGGCGTGAGCATAGCGCGATGCGGCTTTCTCGCTGCGCCAGTTGCCGGTCGCGACCAGACCTTTGACGTCGACGCCAGTATGACGCATCCATGTCGCCCAGGTATGGCGCCAGATGTGGAAGGTCACCCACTTAAGACGGTTCGGCGGCTGCCGCCATCCGATTGGTGGCCGCACAGGGCACGGCAGACCAAGATAGGCGAGCTTGGCGCGCACGAGCAGGTGCGCCAAATGCGCGCCGTAGTGCCAGCGAAATACGCGATGACGCTCGTCGCTCGCCAATAGTTTTCTGATGCGTTCGCACAGATCCGCGCGCAGCCGAATGTCCATGTGCGGCTGGCCCTTTTGATTGCGCGCCCAGGCGCGTTCTTCATCGAGCCGGAAATCCTCGCGCTGCTGGCTGAGCGCGGCGCTGATCCGCGGCCCGGTATAAAGCAGGAAGCACAGCAGCGTCCCGAATTCGACATCGAAGGTGTCGGCGCCGGCGATGATGCCGAAGGCGTCATCGGGCACCAGCCAGTCAGTGATCGTTCGTCCCTGGAATCCCTTTGGGCGGCGAACCGGCCGCTTGTCGCCGGCGTGGTGCAGGATCGCCGAAACGGGCGTGTAAACGTAAGCCGTGCGCGTTACCGGCGTGCCGTTCGGGACGATGGCGAAAGCCGCAGCATCGATCGCCGCCTGATCGATCTCGCCAAGCGGCGTCTCCCCGAAATGCTTGATAAGCTTCGCGACGTAACGCGACGGTCGGCCAGCTTGCATGTAAGCAACGGCGGCGCTCAGGAAGGTCGGCTGCTCACCAGGCGCGGCTTGCGGTCGATTGTATTCGCCTCGCTCGATTTCGCCCTCGATCCGCTTGCGCATTGCGATAGCGATTGATCGCCGGTCAGTTTTGCAGCTGCGGTCAACAGCGACGCCGAGGTATGAGCCCCGGATATAGAGGTTCTTCGTCTTTTTGTTGCGCCCGGCGACGATCCTAAACGGCATGTCATGGCCTCGATCAGCAGTTCGACGTGCCGGTCGGTAAAGAGCAGCGTCCGGCCGGCGCTGGCGTAGAGCGGACGCCCGGCCGGGTCGGCAGGGTGCCCGCCAAGCCATTCTCGCAGCCAGCGGCGGCTCTTGTGAAGCCGCTTCGCCACCTGTTCCAGTGTATAAACCGGCGTCACGTCTGCCGCTCCGCGATCGCCAGCAACACGATGGCGCGCATCCGAACGAGATCGCCCTTGGCGGCGTAGAGCTTCGATGCGACCAGGAGCGGGTCGATGCCCAAGAGCGTCCAGAACACCAATTCACCGACGCGATGCAAAGCGCCGCGATCTTCGCGATGACATGACCCGCACGGCGGCGCGGTGAATCTGTCGGAAGGTTTCTTGCCGAGCCCGTTATGCTTGCCGTGCGCACCGGAATTATAACGGATGTGTGCGGCCTCGCCGCTCGGGTCCATGCCGCAGCAAAGGCACGGCAGCTGGCGAATCTGATCGAGATAAGCGGCGTCCTTGCCGTCGTCGCGCTGCGGCGTGGTGCGCACGATGCCGACCGCGCGGCGCAGCAACGTGCCGGGCGGCGCGATGCGGGCGAGGCGCTGCGGGAAATCGGGGCGCATCAGTTCTTCGCGTCAGGCGCGCGAATGGTGGCGGCGATTAGTTTGCACGCCTCCATTGCAAGCGGCACGCTCGCCATCATGACCTTTTTGGGAAGGTCCTCCGCGATCCTGGCACAACGCTCGCGTTCGTCGGCGCGGGCCGCTTCAATTTCGGTTTGCTCAGTCATGATTGCTCCTTTCGCCGCGTCAGTGCGGCATTCCTTCGATCATGTAGCGGACCATCGTTTCGGCCTGCGTGGCATCGAAAAGGTTGGTGCCGCTAGGCATCGGGTAAAATTCCGGCACACCGTTCCCAGATGATGGTTTTGTGTGTCGTGCAAAACTAATACCCGCGTCTGGACTAAAACTTTCTGGCAGCTTCCAGCCGAGGAAGCGGTCAACCATGTGCTTGATCTGAGCGTCCGTCATGTTTCATCTCCACCAGTTTGATGGCCTCCTTTGCTTCGCTCTCAGCGACCCGCCGCAACCGATTATGCAGCGAGTTAGGATCGCGCTCGGCCTGAGCGCGGCGATTATGTTCCCTTATCGAAATTGGTCGCTTCGGCATTTTTTCCTCACTGACGGCGCAGAAGGAGCGTGTGGTTCGTCCCCGCGCGCTTGCGCCCGTGTCGCGCGCGGCGCTGCTTCCGCTTTTGCCTGCATCGACCGGCCTTCGTGCTCACGGCATAGCCTCCGCTTCGGACTTCGCGCGCAACGGGTGTGATTTCGTCTTGACCGGCCCGCACGTCATGCAAGTGAAATTGAGCAATTCGAGATCGGGACGGCTCGGGTGCGGCTCGATGGTCGAAACGCTGATCGGCTTAAAGCATCGCGGGCACGTCGATCTGACTGGAAACTCCACGGCACTCTCGTTGCTGCGCCGGCGCATCGCCGACTGGTTCATTTCCGAACGCGGACGCAACAAACAAATCACAGACCTGTCAGGAACCGGACGACTGCAAGATTGAGCCCGCGCAGCGCGGCGGCGAGAACAAAAATGCCGATGATAACGGCGATGATGGCGGGCCAGACCGGCAGCAGGGGCGGCTCGAAGCGCGGCCGCAGCGGATCGAGCGGCGTGCGTGCGTGGATCTGGCGGCGATAGGTCACGCGGCTCTCCCGGCGGAGAGCGCGATGCCGGCGGCGGCGTCTTCATTTTCACCGCCGCCGATCCCGCTCCCCGTTAAGGCGGTCTCGCCCGCTCTCAGGGGGCTAGGAGGGATTGAGATATGACCGAGAGCGGGCGAGTAGCCCGCGTCGCCGCAGCGGGCGCGGGTCGGAAAAGGGAACCGGCCGGCGAGATCAGTCATAAACGACCGCTAATCCAAATTTTCTGGATTTGCAAGCGGCCAATCAAAATAATTTGGATCATCCCGACGGGTCCGGGCGGTCGAAATCCAAAATCTGTGGATTAGTATTGCGGCTTGGCGGCGGTCAGGAGATAGCCGTGCTGCGCCATGCAGCCCTTCACGACGTCGCCCGCTTGGGCGTCCTGGTTCGATGCTGCGATGCCATCCGTGATCGGATTGCCTGTGTCGTGCGACGTTGCTGCCATCTTGGCCTTCTGCATTTCGCCCATGCAGGCCGTGGCGTCGAGTTCGAGCTGCGAGGGATCGGTCGGCTTGCCGTCTGCCCGCGCCCAGGTCATCGCTGGCTGCGCCGAAGCGCAGCTGGCGAGCAAGAGCGCCACCAGCGGCCAGGTGCGATAGCGCCTCATCCTAGGCCCTCCGTTCGCGCCCGCGCGGCCGTTGCCGGGGCGGCGCATCTGACCCCGGCAATTCGCCGAGCCGCCGCGCCATATCAATCGAAAGACCGGCGGGATCGCCATCGAACAGATAGCTCCGCGTGAGCCCCTTGATCTTCGAGAGCACAATATCGGCCAGCTGCCGGCTCAAAGGATGGCCGTTCTCGACATTGTCCCAACGATTTTCGGTAATCCCCAACTTTGTGGCGAAGGCGCGCTTGGTCTCGTAGCCGAGTTTCTCGCGCAAGCCGCGCAGGCGCTGCGCCAGTTCGGAATTCCTGCCCTCGGGGTCGCGGCCAGCCATCGGCAAAAAGGCTGACTCGACGAGCACTTGTCCGCTATCAAAACAATTTGGCATCTTGGCAATCCAAGGAATTTGGATTATTTGGTGATTCGATGAAGGATGCCCTGACAACCTCCGCCGACGTGATCGACGTCCTCGATGGACTCGATGGCGTGCGGCTGCTCACCGGCTGCAAGAGCACCAAGGTCGTGCACAACTGGAAAGCCGCCGGCGTCTTTCCCGCGCGCACCTACGTTGTCATGACGTGGGCGCTGCAAAAGAAACGCAAGTCGGCGCCGGCCGCGCTGTGGGGAATGATCCCCATTCCAGCGGAGGCCGCATGACGCGGTCAATGCAGGAGCGCGAGCGCCGCCTCGATCGGGTTCGCCGCGATCAATTGCGCGGACAGCCACCGGTCGAAATCTCCGCCCGGCGTCACCGAGCCGCGGGGTCGCGCGATGACGTGAGCGAGTACCTTTTCGCGCACCAGCAACGCGCCATCGCTCCGCACCGGGCGCCAGCGGAAATAGCAGGTCAGAAATGTCTCGCCGAGATTGACCAGACCGAGCAGGCCGTGAACCGCAACCGGTTCCATGCAGCCGATATCGATGAGCAGCTGCTCTTCGTGAATCAACAAATAGCTTCCATTTGCGGCCTCCGTTTCGCGGCTTGGTGCCACGCGGGTACGACTCGGCCATCGCAACCTCTGCGATGGCTGAGCAAGATTGCTCATAATGGCAATAGCGCCGTTGCCCAGTGTGGATATCGGGGTGCAGTGGGCAAAGCATGTGTAATTCCGCCGCTATCCGAGCGGCGGCGGTGTGTCCGGGTAGGAGTTGCGTCATGTCCGAATCGTTGCGTGAGTTTTCCACAGCGTCGCTCAAAATCGACGGAAGATTTTCGACCAACACGGAAGAAAACTTCCGGCCTGAGCTTTTTGGCGCCGTCGCTCGGATTGTCTGGCCCGAAAAGCCTGACGTCCGCATCGCCATCATCGCCGGATGTTCGCCGCGCGCGGCGCGGGAATACCTCAACGGCAAGGTCGCGCCGCCGGCGATTGTCATCGCGGCAATGTTTTTGGAAATCACCAAGCGGCATTGAATTCAACCGAGGGAGTTTCGGGCTATGAACCGGCATGTGAAGATAAAGAGAAAGAAAGCAACCGCCATTCTGGTCAAGAAAGACGCGGGGGAACCCGCGCTCTTGGTCGTAGGCGCAAGCGCCATTGCGATCTGCGCCGGTACGATCATCACGGGTCGCAAGTTCGCCAAGAATACTCCGGTCAAGTTGCCCGAGGGTGGCCTCGAGATCGGCTGCGATTATGGCGTCGTGGTCGCCGCAGTCGGTGCGCCGACGGCGGAAAAGCTGACCGGCATTCCGATCGCTCCTCAATTCATCGGCGGCTTTCATTTTGCGCCAGGCGGCAACGCGACCTCGCGCGCCGGCGGCGATGCCAAGCCGGCGATCAATCCCCGTTCGGTTTGGGATCTCAATTTCCGGCCGGCCTGTCCCGATCCACGCGGTATGGTGCTGGTCGAAGGCCCGCGGGGCCCGTTCTGGTGCGACATCTATCTGCTCGGCGTCAATCATGTTGCCGACGGCACCACCAGCCGCCATGGTGCGACGATCGCCGACGGCAATGATCCCCCGGCAAAACCCGATGGCGGTCATTTCGGCAAGCTTGATTACGAGACTGCCGTCGCCGTCATGAAGCATCACCAGAAACAGTTGCTGGCGCTCGATGAGTTCTTCGCCGCCGCCTATGGCGTGGCGGAAAAGACGGCACATGATGGCGATCCGCGAACGACTGGCCTTGATGCGCCGCGGACCAGCAAATTCGGTCTGATGCAGGCGACGGGCAACATGTGGGTATGGGGCCACGACGGCGATCCCGATACTCCGCGCGCTTCCATCTTCGGCGGTTCCTGGATCGGCGGCGGCGGCGCGGGCTCGCGCTACGCGGACGTCGGCGGCTGGCCCGGGGACTCGTACGGCAGCTTGGGCGCTCGCGGCCGCAGTGACCACCTGCAACTTGATTAGCCGGCGCGACAGCGCCGGCGCTCAACGATGATCGTTAGAGACGACAATCTGCAAACCGACGTGCTGGCGATCGTCGAAAAATATGAGGTCTTCGTGAATTATCTCTACCCGATTCTACAGCGCAGCCCACGCCAGCACGGCGTCATTCGCGACAAGGTGCTGGCCGCGCTGTTCGAGCCGATCGGCGATCTCTATCACGCCGCGAAGTCGCGGCAGGTGTCGCGGCTCCATGTCGTCGATGCCCGCTTCGCGACGCTGCGGTCGTATCTGCGCTTCCTCGTCAGGAACACCGTCAAGATCATAACGCCTGCTCAGCACAGGACCGCACTCGCGCTCATTGCTGAGCCCGGCGCGATGCTCGGCGCCTGGCAGCGGAAGCTTATCGGTTCCGGCGCGGCGACGCGCCGGATAGGGCAGGTGGGGTAACGATGCCGCGCGCTTCCATCTTCGGCGGTTCCTGGATCAACGACGACAACGCGGGCTCGCGCTACGCGAACGTCGACAACTGGCCCGAGAACTCGAACGACAACTTGGGCGCTCGCGGCCGCAGTGACAACCGGTTTTCGGCTCGGCGGCGATCACGGTCCCGCCGGCCGGCCACATTAGATCAAGGTCGGTGGTCAGCCCGCGTGTCCTGCTTCGGCGAATACGTTTCGCGGTCCGGCAGAGCGGGGCGTAGCGGGGCGTTCCCGTCGAGACCCGCGGCCGGCACCTTCTCAGTCAGTGAGCGCGTCATGGGGAAGCGTTACCGAAATCTCATCGGCAAGATCACGTCGCCTACGACGATGGCAGAGGCCTACCGTCTGACAGCGCGCGGCAAGCGGCTCACCGGCGGTTATCTCGGCTTTAAGGAATTCGACGCGCTCAATCTGGCCGAGCTCGGCCGCGACATGGCGCTCGGCACTTATCTGCCCGGGCAACCGACCGAGTTCTTTGTGCTCGATCCGAAACGACGCCTGATTTCGGCGCTGCCGTTTCGCGATCGGATCGCGCAGCAAGCGCTGTGCCTGGTCATAGGCCCGATCTTCGATCGCGCGCTTCTGCCGCGCAGCTTCGCCTGCCGACCCGGCAAGGGAACGCACGCCGGCGCGATTGCGCTGCAGGCCGATTTGCGCCGGCTCTCTAAACGAGGACCGGTCTATTTTCTCAAGACGGATTTCTCGGGCTACTTCGCGTCGATCGAGCACGGCGCGTTGTGGAAATTGATCGACGCCAAGATTAGCTGCCGCGCCACGCGAAGACTTATCGAGACGATGGTGCCGCGTCATGGCATCGGGCTTCCGATCGGCAGCCTCACATCGCAAATCTTCGCCAACGTTTATGCCGGCGCGCTCGACCGGCACTTGCAACAGACGCTCGGCGAGGATTTCTGGTTTCGCTACATGGACGATCTTGTTGTTCTGGGCGATAGCTCCCGGCATCTGCGCGCGGTCAAGGAGAGCATCGAAGATTTTTCCCGGTGCGTTCTCGGACTGCGTTTCTCGAAATGGTCGCTCGCGCCGGCCCATCGCGGCGTGAATTTTCTCGGCTATCGGATCTGGCCGACGCATAAGCTTTTGCGTCGTGACAACGTTACGCGCGCCCGGCGGAAGATCGCCGGCTTCCGCGCCGGCGGCGACCACCGTCGGCTCGAAATGTTTGTGGCGTCATGGTTGGGGCACGCGCGTTTCGCGGACGCCGCCAATCTGATTCGAAGTCTCGACATCGCCGCGTAGTCTTTACCGCGTCAGTTCCGCGTCAGTGCGTCTTGCGTCTCCTCCGATCACGCGAGCAGGCAATGATTCACCACGCGAGCGACGCCGAGATCGCATTTATCGCCACCATCATCGCGATGGGCTTCATCCTGATTGGCGGCGTCGCCGGCGTCATCATCTTCGAGACCAAGCGACGCATCCGGAGCGGCCTGTGAAGCCTTCATTCAATCTCGACGGTTGGCGGCAAGCCGGCGCTGTGCGTCTGCGAACCACCTGGCTTGGCTTCGCCGTTCTTGAGGAACTATGGGAATCTGAAGACGGCCGCAAGGAATGGCGGCGCGCATCGTCTCATCAGCTCGTCCAGTTTTCGGAGCGGCCATGAAGCAATCCCGCGCCATGTCGCTCGTCGAGTCGATCATCAACATCGCGGTCGGCTTCGGCATTTCGCTTTTGGCGCAGTGGTATTTCCTGCCGATGCTCGGCGTGGCGATCGACTTCAAGCAAAATCTTTTCTTCGCCCTCATCATGACGGCCGTCTCGATCTGTCGGCAATTCATTCTGCGGCGCGTATTCGAGGCGCTTCACATCCGCCGCCCGCTCTCACCCTTCATGCGCGCCGTCATCGCCGAACGCTTCCGGCAGATTGAGGGCGAGGGCTGGGACGCGGCGCACGACGATCAGCACAAGATCGGCGAAATCGCCCGAGCCGGTGCCGCCTATGCAGTGCAGGCAGAGATATGGGAGCTTTTTCCGAGCAGCGCGGCGACGCATCCGCCTTTCGCTCCCGCGTGGTGGCCGTGGTCGCGCTCATGGTGGAAACCGCAAGGGTTTCGCCGCGATCTCGTGCGCGCGGCCGCGCTGGTCGTTGCCGAGGGCGAGAAATTTGATCGCAATCGAAAACCGAAGCGGTTGATCCAGGGCGGCTATCAGCCTGTCGATGGACCGCGGCCACCGCTGCCGACGACTGGCAGCGGCGTGCAATCGAAGTTCGAGCGGTTCGGAACATGACCCTCATCCTCGCCTTCCTCGACGCAATCGAAACCGGCTTGGCCGACGCCTATATCGCGTTCGTCTCGATGGTCACGGCGGCGTTTCTCGGGCTCATGGTCTACGCCGTCGCTTCATTGGGAGCGCGGCGCTGATGACGCTTCGCCCGATCGATCCGAATCCGTTTGTCAAAGCCGCTGGCACTCTGCCTCCGCTCGATGTCGGCAAGCAACCGTTCCTGCAATGGATCGACGTCAAGCAGCTCGTCGTCGATGGCAGCTATCAGCGCGACATTGGCGCCGCGGGTAAAAAGAACATCATCCGCATCGCCCGCGAATTCGATTGGGCGCGGTTCGCGACCGTGGTCGTCGCGTCGGCCGACAAAGGAAAATTCGTTATCGTTGACGGTCAGCATCGCGTGACGGCGGCTGCGCTGCGCGGCCTTCCAAAGGTGCCTTGCCAGATCATTGTCGGCGACACGCCCAAACAGGCGCTCGCCTTCGCCGCGATCAACGCCAACGTCACCAAGATGAGCACGATGCAGTTGCACGCCGCGCGCGTGGCTGCAAACGATCCCGAGGCCGTGCGTCTGAAAAAGGTCTGCGAAGCCGGCGGCGTTACGCTTCTTCGTTACCCGCTCGATGCGAGCAAGCAGAAGGTCGGCGACTCGATGGCCGTGGTGCAGCTGCGCCAGGCGCTGGATCGCTACGGCGAAAAGGCGCTTCGTCTGGCGCTTCTTTGTATCACCCGCCACGGCAATGTCGGCATGGTCCGCGGTCTTCTGGTACAAGCGTTATGCGGTGCAATCGAGAGCGAGCAGACGTGGCTCAATCATCCGCGGCTCGTGGCGGCGTTCGAAAATTTCGATTTCAAGGAAACCTTCGCTGCCGCGGGCCGCAGTGTCGGCGGCTATAGCCGATCAGCGGTTCTCGCCGCGTTGGCTGGCCTGATTTCAAAGCATCTGGCTTTTGCGCTCGATGGCAAGACGGCTGCGGCTGATAAATCGTCGGCGATCGCCAAGCCCGTCGTTGCGGCGTCAACGGCACGCGCTCCCGAAATGGCGGGCGTAACGAACGCTGGGATCGACGTTGATATCGAGTCGGGCCGCATCACGTTCCGCCGTCAGGCAATTCGCCTGCCGCAATGGGATGCGCTATTGGTCGCGTTGCTCGCACGCGCAACGCCTAATCCTGTCGGCTATGATTTTCTGGCGAAGCGCGTATGGGCCAAGCAGCGCGTGCCCGACGAATATGAAAGCGCGCTGGATCAGAAGGCGCGTGTCTGCGCTGTACCACTCAGATCCATTGGCCTCGAAGTCGTCATTGCCAAGAACGTCGGCATCGCCGTGCGGGAGATCGCATGAGCGCCCGCTCCGACGACATCCGCGAGGCCGCGATCAATTGCCACGCCTGCGATTTCTGCGCCGCCGTCCATATCGATCTGTTCGACGAGAACGGCGTGAAGTTTGCGACGGCGAGCTTGCCCGCGCAGAATTGGCAGCCGTTCATCGAACGCTTCCGCAATTGCATGATGGAAATCCGCAAGCGGCCGCATCCCGCGCCGGCGAGGTGTCAATGACCCGCGCAGCGAAGAAACCCGCAGCACGTCCGCTCTATGACACGCTCGGCGTGAGCGCCGCCGCATCGAGCGACGAGATCAAGCACGCGTTCCGCTCAAAGGCCAAGTCGGCGCATCCCGACAAGGGCGGCGATGCCGCGGCCTTCCGCGCGATCACGCACGCCTATGCCGTGCTGGGCAGTCCCGATCGTCGCGCGCGCTACGATGCGCATGGCGACGATGCCGACAATCCCGACAACGCTTTCGCTGCCGCATTCTCGCTCGTGCAACAGGCGATCGATTCCATCATCGATCAGATGCTGGCGAAGGACGACGATCCCTGCCAGCTCGACGTCATGGCAATCCTGAAGGCCAATTTCGACAAGAACGCGTCAGACATCGCGAACGAGATCGCGCGCATCGAAGCGCGGCTCGCCATGCTTACGAAGATCGCCAAGCGGTTCCGCGTCAAGCGCGGGCGGCCGAATTTCATGCGCCGCTCGACCGAATCGAAGATGCAGGCGGCCCGCGCCGATATCGCCACCGGCAAGGACGCCCTCAAGAACATGCTCGCCGGGCGGGCGCTGCTCGATGATTACGAATTCGAGTTCGACGCGCCGCCGCCCACGCTCCACCCGATGACGCAATTCAGTTTCGTGGTGCGACGCGCATGACCATCCTGGACCGCGATCCGGATATGGACGTGTGCGAGCCGCTCGCCCAAAAGGTGACGGACGTCTGCCGCGGATTTCAGGGCATCGACGTCATTATCACCGTCACCGGCGTGCTGACCGTCGCGCTGATCGAATCATCGCCCGATTTGGAAGTCGCACTGCGCAACGTCGATATCCTCGCCGCGCGCATCAAAAATTCGCTGCGCGTGCAGATGGGACACTAACGGAGGAACCAATGTCAAGAAAACCACGCCCTAACGTCGGGCCTTCCCGCGAGCTGAAGGATTTCGTCGACCGCATCGTTGCGCGCGAGATCGAGCTTAAGCAAACGACCGCGGAACTGAAAGAGGACATCGCTTCCATCTACGAGGAAGCCGACGGCAAGGGCTATGACGCGAAGGCGCTCAAGATCGCTGTGCGCCGGCGGCATGAATCGGCCGAAGCCAGAGCGAAGCGCCAGGAGACCGAGGCGCTGGCCGATCTCTATTCGGCGGCAATCGGCGATTTGTTCGGCAAGCCGCTCGACGACCTGACGCGGCGTCGTCTCGACGAGCAAATGAAAAAGCCGCAGGCGCAAAACGGCGATGGCGCGGCGACAACCGAAGAACCGCATCCCGATCTGCCCGAGGAGGCGACGGAGCGTGAGCCCGACGAAACCGCGGACCAGGCCAAAGACAAGGGCAAGCAGGCGCGCAAGGACGGACTGCGCATCGTCGATAATCCGTATCACTCCTCGAGCCCGCTCCGCGCGGCGTGGGATGAGGGCTGGTGCGAGGAAGACGGCAGCGACGGCATGGAGGTCCCGCCAGCATGGAAGCGGACCAAGCCCCCGGAGGAAAAGAAACCGGGTGACGAAAATTCCGGCGATGCGCCGCCGCCGCCCGGCAATGGCGCGGATCATCCGGCGCAGCCCGGAGCGTAGCCGTGCAGCGTCGCAAGCCACTTCGTTTCAAGCCCGGCACCGCGGAGCCGATCGAGGACACGCCGTCGGAGCTTGAGCAGGATGCGTCAGGCGACGCACTGGCGCGCAAGCTCGGCGCGATGGCGGACGTCCGCATGCCGCGCGACGCGGAAGAGCCGATCCTCGCGCCGCGCGTGCGAGCGGTCATGCAGGAGTGGATGACAGAGATCCGTGCCGTCGAGGAATTGACCGCGGCCAATATTCCTCTGCGCCATACCGCAGCTCTGTACGGTCCGCCCGGTTGCGGCAAAACCACGTTGGCGCATCATTTGGCTGCTCGCCTCGGGATGCCCCTTGTCATCATGGAAGCGGCAGCGGTTGCGTCGAGCTTCATGAACAAGACGGCCAATCAGCTTTTGGAATTCTTTGAGGCCGTGCGCCAGCACGATTCGCCAGTCGTGGTGCTGCTCGACGAAATCGATTCCATCGGCCACAAACGCAGCGATCATACCGACAGCGCGACAATGAGCGCCAATCTGGCGATCAACACGCTGCTCACGCAAATCGAAAAATTCGATGGCCTTCTGCTCGCGGCGACAAACCGGCAGGACACGCTCGATCCGGCGCTATGGCGTCGGTTCGCGATGCAGATTTCGGTCGATCTGCCTGGGCCGGATGAGGCGTTCGCCATCCTCAAGCGTTATAGCCTGCCTTTCCAGTTTGCCGACGACGTGATCGACGTGCTGGTCAGAGTGACGCGCGGCGCGCCGCCGTCGCTGATGCGGCAGCTCATGGAGGGCATCAAGCGATCAATCGTGCTGGCGCCAAAGCTGAGGCGACAGGCGGATGATCCGGTCGCGCTCGTTGCGACCGTCGCGGCGAGCGTCGCGCCGCATCCCGATTACGATCCGCGGCCGCCGCTGTGGACCAATCCCGAAATCGTCAAGCATCTGCGCGGGCTGCCCTGGCCTCCAACGCTGGAGGGCAAGTGACCGACAAGCCTATCCTTCCTGCCGAGTTTTCTAATTGGAGCGGATATTACGCGGATCGTGATAGGCGTGATCTTGAACGCTTGCGGTCGCTGTCGAAGACAGAATGGATTGCAGAAGCGCGGCAAAAAGCGACGTTTGGCGAACCTGAGCGTTGTGAAATTTGTCAACGCTTTTCCGAGATCGCCCAGGCGCATCACGTCATACCGCTCGGCGAGCAATATGATCGCGGCTTTGTTAGGCCGAACCAAAGACACGTTTGGCTTTGCCCTAATCACCATGCGCTGATCTTTTTCTGCGTCGAGGATATACCGCGGCGTGACCGCTTGGCTCTCCTCGCGAGCATTCATTCGCTCGAAAAAGACGAGGTCGAGCGAATGGCAAAGCTCATCCAACGCGCGCACGAGGGCCGAACGAAGTGACGGCGCTTATCAAATATGATGCAGCCTGCCGGGCGCTTGCGGATGCCAAGACATTCGACGCGGTTCACGCCATTCGCGAGGAAATGGAGCACGTCAAGCTCTACGGCCGCCAGATCAATGACCGCCGATTGATTGCCGAGGCGACGGAAGTCCAGGCCCGCGCCGAACGGCGTCTCGGCGAGCTGCTCATCGAGGCGAAGACCAACGGCTGGATCAGGGAAGGCCGTCGCACGGCAACTGTTCCCACCCCGGAACAGTTTACGCTCGAAGAAGCCGGCATTGATCGAAAGCTGTCGGCGTCGTCGCAAAAGCTTGCGGCGATCCCGGCTGATGAGTTTGAGACCGGCATTCGCTCGGTTCGCGATCGGATCATCTCTGGCGACGCGACGATCATCAACGGCGCGCGCGCCATCATGGCCTCGCGGCAAGAGCCTGACGGTCTTGATTATTTTCCGACACCGCCGTGGGCGACGCGCGCGCTGATCGAGCGGATATTCCCGCATCTTGGAACGAAATTTGGCGGCATCATCCCCAAGCCCGGCGACAAATGCTCGATCTGGGAACCAGCGTGTGGCGAGGGACACATCTCGGAGGTGTTGCGCGAATACTTCGCCGACGTCACGGCGAGCGACGTTCACGATCACCATAGCTACCCCGATTTCTTGATAGATTTTTTGAACGCCGAGCAACCCGATGATCGCATCGAGGGCGCCGACTGGATCATCACAAATCCGCCGTTCGAGGAAAAGGCGCTCGCTTTCGTTGAGCGCGCAAGGGACCGTGCGCCGAACGTCGCGATGTTCTTTCGTTCGCAATGGGCCGTCGAAGGCATCGAGCGGTACGAGCGGCTGTTCCGCGATGCACAGCCGACGCTCAATGCGTTCTTTGTCGAGCGCGTCAACCTGTGCAAGAGCCGTTGGGACCCGAAGGGAACGACGGCGACAGCCTATTGCTGGCTGATCTGGATCAAGGGCGGCAAGCCGATCGCGCCATTCTACATTCCGCCAGGCTGCCGCGAAACGCTATCGAAGCCCGACGACGCCGAACGCTTCACCACGCATCCGGTCACGCGGAGAGCGGCATGACGGCAATAACCGACATCCACAAGCGACCGCTTCCGACATTCGTGCAATGGCTTGAAAAGCACGCCCACGGTTTTCAATCGGACGGCTTCGACGATTTTGCCGACTTGGCACGACGCACGCAGGAGCAATCGCTCGATCATCTGAAACCGCATCAAGCGTCGTTCGGTCGCATGTGGATGGGCGCATGCATCGCGGCTGTCGAGCTCTGCAATATGGAAGCAAAGAAACACGGTCGCCCGCTGGATGAGATCGCGGCGAATCTTTCGCGCGTGTTCGCGACGGCGACGATGTTTGCAATTGCTTCGATTGTCGAGCGCGACGCGCCATTTCGTTCGATAGCCAAAGTCGTTACCGAAGAATTCAGAGCGGCGGCAAAAGTCGCTGCGGATACTCTGACGGACCAGGCGGGCCAGCGATGATCGCGCCCGCCGAATTCGTCATCCGCCCCTCCGGGCGCATCGAGGTTATGCTCGGCCAGCACCTGGTCGGCGCCATCGAGCCGTGGCACGGCGCGCCAAAGATAGAAGCCTATTTCTGGATCACGCTGCCGGTTGACGGCGGCGCAAGCCCGAAATGTCCAGCGACGTCGGTCGCGCTGGCGCGGCGATTGATCCTGTTGCGGCTCGCGCACTGGTTCGAGGCCGCGGGTCCGTTCTTTCACGCCGTCGGCGAGACGCTGGCGATGCAATCGGAAGAAGAACGCAGTGCGCTCGAAGCGCCGTCGCTGTTTCCACGAAAAGCAAGAGCACCGGCACGATGACACGCTATCGAATCGGCGTCCTGCCGTCCCGCATGTTGTCCTGTCAAGCCCCGTTGTCCACAGGGCTGCCGTCATGACTTGGGGCGAGGGCAAACCATGGACCGCCGACGAACTGCGCCGCGCGAGAACGTGGCGCGCGCGCGGTTACAGCTTTAGCGCGATAGACCGCAAGCTTGACCGCACCGTCGGCTCGACGCGCCAGAAATTCAATCAGGTCGCGACGAGCAATCCAAGCGAGCGCCTCGTCGGTTCGATGCGCGCTCCGCCCGACGTTCTCGAGGAGCGCGACCGGCGCGCGGCGGCGGCTGAGCTGCGAACGCAGACGCAAGAATTCTTTGGTGATCCGCCGCCTGGCTACTCGGCCCTCGATAGGGCGCGCCGGCGATGACGGGAAAAGCTCGCCACCACAAATGGGATCATGCCGGCGAGCGGCGCATCGCGGGCGTCGATACGCCCGACGGCAACGCGCGCAACGAACGCGACTGTGTGCTGTGCGGCATCACGCGGATCACCGTTCTCACGCCCGAATTTCCGCCGCGCGCCTGGCACGAGTGGCGCACCAAAAACGGCAACGTCTATGTCGGCGAAGCGACGCCGCCGTGCATCGGCACGCCGGCGCCGCCCGAACTTTCCGAGGCCAAATGAGCGCCGAGAAGAAACGCAAACGCCGCACGGCGTCCGACGAGGCGCACGCGTGGGCGCGCAACCTGCGGCTTGGCAATCCTTACGCCAAGAGCATCTTGCGCGCGCTGGCGCTTTACGTGGACGAGGCGGGCCGCTGCTTCGTCGGCATCGGCGAGCCCGGGGAGGGCGGCTTGGTCGATGACTGCGATCTGTCGGTCAATACCGTGCGCAACCGTCTGACCTGGCTCGAAACGATCGGCGCCATCGTGCGGCTGCCAGCATGGATCGACGAGAACGGCGTGCGCACCACGCAGCCGAGCCGCGGCGGCAGGCGCACCACCGACGAGATCCGTTTGCTGACCGATCCGGCGCTGGTGGACGAGATCGAGGCGCGTGCGCGTGGCGAAAGCGACGGCGAGAATGCGGAACCAATTAGCCCCTCACCGCAGAAGGGGCTAAGCGAAAAAAGCCCCGAACCGTCCGCTAACTCCCTGACAGGACTCAGTTCTTCGGCATCCGATGTTAGCCCCTCACCGCAAGAGGGGCTAAGCGACGGGCAGCCAGTCAGTAGCCCATTAACAGCCCCGCGCCAGCCCTCCCACTCGCGGGAGGGCCTAATCTCTGAACCTGAACCTTTAACCGTAGATTCCCCCCCTACCCCCCCTTCGGGTGGGAGTGACGCTGTCGCTAATGATTGGAAAGATTTCGAGCGCGACTGGCAGGAGCCGATCCTGCGTCAATCGCTGGCGCAGCAAGTCTGGTCGGCTTTCTCGCCCGACGAAAAGCAGCTGGCGAGAAAAGCGGCGCGCGGCTACGTCGCCTGGCGTAGACGCCAGCGCAAGCCGCCGAACGTCATCAACGCGCATACGTTTTTGAAAGAGACGGATGCGTGGGCCGGCTTTGCCGCGCTGGCGGCGAATGTTCCGCCGCAAAAAACACGCACGATGATCGCGGCCGAGAGCGCCGAATTCGCCGCGCTGTCGCTGTGCTGCGCGATCGCTGGCGCGCCAGCTCCAGAGCCCCTGCATGGGCATTTGCAATTCGTCGGCGATGTGCCTGCAGGTGCCGCGGCGATGGCGGCGCTGCCGCATGATCGGGCGCAATGGATCATCGTCGAAAAGGAAACGCCGCTGTTCATGGCGTGGTGCACCCGCGTGCAGGAGTGGACGGGACGCTGGCCCGAACCGCGCCGCATCTGGCTCGATCAATTTGATCGCATCGTGCCGTCGGCGCGTGAAGCGTATTGCGAGCCTGGACGTCTGCCGCGCTGCAAGAACGGTCTGCTCGTGCCGCCGACGCCTACGGGTTTTCCGCCAGCGAAGAAAGCAACTGGACCGCCGAGCGAAGCGGCGTGAGCGCGTAAGGAGGAGCAAACAAGACCCGCCATCAACGAGTGACCCGCCATGAACGCCCAAATGAAACTCGATCAGCATCCCGGCTTCCGCGAGCTCATCACCTTCGGCAACGGGTTGAATTTCAGGGAGCCGCGGGTATGGCGGGCACTGACGGCGCGGCCATCGAAAGAACAGAAGGCCGCCGATTGGCTGAAACTCCGGAGCCTTCACGCCTATTGGCCGAATTACAGCAAGGAAATCCGCGCGGCGGGCTTGGCAAACGGCACACATCGGCGCCGCACCGTTTTTTGCTCGATCATTCCCGGCTACCTCTTCATGGCGACGCGCGATGAAGCCAATGAGCCATCATTGCAGGCGTTGGTTGAACAGGTGCCAGGCCTGATCGGCTTTGTTCGCGACGGCAGCGGCAATGCGGCGAGCCTGACCAATGACGATATCGAGATCATCCGGCGGATCGAATCCAATGAAAACCTGCCGCCGGCAAAGAGCCATGTTCACAGGTTCAAGACCGGTGACGACGTCCGCTTTGCCGATGATCTGTTGGGCCGATGGCCGAACGGCAAGATCGCCGAACTTGCTGCCGACGGCCGAATCGTGATTGAGGTCGCCTTGTTGGGGCGGATGGTCCCGGTGCGGGCACTCCCGTTTCAGATCGAGGCGATGTAGGCAAGGCGTCCAGTTCGATTACCTGCCGGGCGTTCCTCGACGGCGAGCCAAGCGGTTCGCTACATGGCGATGGTGATCGCCTCTTGTGCAGCGTGGGCCGGGGCCGCAAGCCTCGGCTTTTTTATTTGCTGATGATGTAAGCCTATGTCGAACGCGGCCGATCAACCGCCAACGGAGGCTCATCATGCGCTAATGTAAACGCCGCAGATCGCGTCACACATCGGGCCGTCCGAACGCATGTCGGGCGGCCCTTTTGTTAGATGCCAATGAAGCCGCCGACGCACCGCCCACCCAATATGGGTCAGCGCGTAATCAGAGGACCGCAGAGCGACGATCCCTATTACCATTCGCGCGCCTGGCGTGATCTGCGCGAGGCCTGTCTCAAGCGCGACGGCTATCGCTGCACCGCTGTCGGCTGCGATACGCCCTATAGGGGACACGGTGGCAGACTGATCGCTGACCATATCGTAGATCGCAGGGCGGGCGGCGCTGATGCGCTCTTTAACCTGCGCACTCTCTGCATCACTTGCCACGGGAAACGCCATGGGGCGCCCCACCGCTCGCTGATGACACCCCCACGGGGGGATTAAATCCTCCCATGAGGCGGCCAGTAAGCGCCGGTCCCCCTCCCGCGCATTTTCGCGAAATTCCCAAAACTTTTTTTGCACCCTCATGCCACGCACCGCCAAAACAGCCAACGCCAAGCCCGCGCTGCCGACCTACAAGGTCGACACGTGGCCGATCAGGCGTCTCAAACGCTATGAGCGCAACGCGCGCACGCATTCCGACAAGCAGGTCGAGCAGCTGCGCGGATCGTTTCGCAAGTTCGGCCAGGTGTGGCCGATCCTCGTTCGCGAGGACGGCACGATCATCGCGGGGCACGGCCGGCTCGAGGCCGCGAAAGCCGAGAAGCTCAAGACGGTGCAGGTCATCGTCGCGCATGACTGGACCGAGGAGCAGTGCCGCGCGTTCGGCTTGCTCGACAACAAGGTGGCGCTGAATTCGGGATGGGATGAGGAATTGCTGACCGCGGAACTGGTCGGGCTCAAGAAGCTCGGCAGCGATCTCTCTCCGCTCGGGTTCTCGGAGAAGGAGCTCGACCGCCTATTGCCGATCGGCGAAGGCGGCAGCGATCCCGATCTCAAGCTGCAGGCGGCGTTCCAGATTCTGATCGAATGCAAGAGCGAGGTCGAGCAGGTCGAGCTCCTGACGAAATTCCAGAAGGACGGCATCGTGTGCCGGGCGCTGATCGTATGAAGATCGAGATCGAACGCGTCTCCACCATCGTTCGTTCGCCGCGCGTCATGCAGCTCGACGGCATGTTCGACACGCAGCCGGTTGACCGCGTGGATCTGAAATGGTCGGTCGATCTGCCGATCGAGGAGAAGGACTGGAACGTCGGGCTGATCGTCGGGCCGTCCGGCTGCGGCAAGTCCACCATCGCGCGGGAGCTTTTCCCCGATGCGTATATCAAAGGGTACGACTGGCCGCTCGACCGTTCGATCATCGACGGCTTCCCGGCGGAGATGTCCATCAAGGACGTCACGCTGCTGCTGTCGTCGGTTGGGTTCTCCTCGCCGCCGTCCTGGGTGCGGCCGTTCGGCGTGCTGAGCAACGGGGAGCAATTCCGCGCGACGCTCGCGCGCGCGCTCGCCGAGAAATCCGATCTGTGCGTGTTCGACGAATTCACGTCGGTCGTTGACCGCACGGTCGGCAAGATCGGCAGCGCCGCGGTCGCCAAGACCGTGCGCCGGCGCAATCAGAAGTTCATCGCGGTCACCTGCCACGACGACGTGATCGAGTGGCTCGATCCCGATTGGGTCTATTCGCCGGCGGAAAACTCTTTTCAATGGAGGTTGGTTCGGCGACGGCCTCCGATCGAGCTTCAAATCTGCCGCGTCCATCATTCGGCCTGGCGACTCTTCGCCCACCATCACTATCTGACCGCCTCGCTGTCGAAGTCGGCGTTTTGCTTCTGCGCCTTCATCGACGGCAAGCCCGTCGCGTTCGACGCCTGGCTGCCGTTCTACGGCAGGTCGCACGGCAAGATCAGGCGCGGCCATCGCACCGTCTGCCTGCCCGACTTTCAGGGCGTCGGTATCGGCAACGCGTTGTTCACGCGCATCGCCAGCATGTGGACCGGTTTGGGATTTCGCGCCGCGAGCGGTACCGGGCACCCGGCCGAGATCGCGCATCGCGCGCGCTCGCCGGACTGGCGGATGACGTCGGCGCCGAAACGCCATCGCCGCGGCAATCACGGTTCGGATCGCACCCGCGCGATTAACCGGCTCGTCGCGTCCTTCGAGTACCGCGGTCCGAAGATGAATCGCGCCGAAGCCGAGAGGCAGCTGGAAGCATGGGCGATTGCGAACGCATAGGATTTTGCGCGGCGATCTTCGACGTGCCGCTGGCCGACTACGGCGTGTCGAGCCGCGGCCGCGGCTTGCTGATCGGTTCGGGCGCCGGCGTCCTGATGGCGGTCATGGATGTCGCGCCGAAGTTTCGTTTCGCTGTCGATCTGGATCAATGCAGGGGAAGGGAAGACCGGCTGCGCGATTTCGTGCGCGCGCTCGATGGCAACGGACTGGTCGATCTGATCGCCGTTTGCGGCTGGTTCTCGATCTCCGATCCGAAAGAGATTGCCGGCGCGCTCGCCGGTTTGAGCGCGCCGGTTCTCGTATACGCGGGTGCGGGTTTAGGACGAGAGGTATTCGCGAAGCAGATTGTCGTCGATACGCTGGAGGAGTTCCTGCGGCGCGTTAGCCAGCCCCTGGCTGCCGCGCCACGGCACGAAGGGAACGGCGCGCCTGTCCCGCAGCACGAGCGCGAACGGCCCCTCGAACCATTTGCTCGGATACTCTGAGACGCAATCGATGATCTCGGCAGCGCCGATGACGCCGCCGAAGCGCATCGTCCACGTCTTAGCGAACGCGGGCAGTTCCGCGCTGCTCATCTTTAGCCCGGCGAGAATGAGAACGGGGCCGCGATAGCGCCATCGCTGGCTTCGATTCTCCACGTCCTTGCTGTCGAACACGATTGCGTGCGCCCAGGGTTGCCGGACGGTCAGTAGCTTGACGATCTTCATGCTGGTCTCTTTTGAATTCGAGTTTGATCTCTGACTGGGTGGCTACGCAACGCAGATCGTGCTCCATCTGCAAGATATGGGCACGCACAAGAGAAAGTTTATCCGCCGCCAGCTTCACGCGATCGGGCGACACGCGAAGCGCCGCGACGCATTCGCCGTCCTTGAAGCCCGCCGCCACCATCGAGACGATCGCCGCGATCTTGCTTTCGAGACGCGTCATCGTCGCGAGGTCTTTCTTCGACGCGACCGGCGCCGTAGCGAAGGCGTCGAGTTGCGCGACGGCGTCGCGAAGCGCGATGCCGGCGTGGCGGACCTGCTCGACGGTCCGCAGTTTGCCGCTCGCAATGTCCCGCACGATGCGCGTCTGATGCTCGCGCGGCGCAAGCCGCACGGCCCAGCCCATCGAGACAGGAAGCGTTCCGGCAGCGACCAGGCGCTGCACGTCCGGGGCGAGGTCGAGGAGATCGATGCGATTCTGCACGATCTGCGGCCCGCTCAGTTCGAGCTCCTCGACGATGCGCGCGATGCTGTAGTCCCGGTCGATCAGCGAACGATAGGCGTGCGCCTCCTCGATCGGGTTCATGTCGCGCCGTTGCAGATTCTCGACGATGGCTCGCAACTGCATTTCGGCCTCGTCGATCTCGACGATCTCGGCGCGGATGCTTTTCGCGCCGAGCAGCTGGTGCGCGCGGAAGCGGCACTCGCCCGCGACGATCATATAGCGACCGTCCTCGAGCGGCCGAAGCGTGATCGCCTGGATGAGCCCGCGCCGTTTGATCGATGCCGCCAGCCGCTTGATGTAGTCCTCGGGGAACGTCTCGCGCGGCTGCTTGGGATTGCGGACGATCTTGTCGAGCGGGATCATCGGCATGGCGATGACCCCGCAAGAGCGCGCGCGACGGCGTCGTGGCTCCAAAGCGCGAACTGGCCTTTGAGCGTGGACCCGAAACCCGCGAGCTCCTCGACGATGACTGGCGCACGCGCATCGTCGCCGAACACGCGATACACGCGAAGCGGCCGTCCGGCAAAGTGGAACACGGCGCCGGCGGGGATCGTCGCGCGGCGCTCGATGGCGGGAACCGAGAAAAGATCGTGAGGGTGATAGGGCACTCTCATGACTCGTCTCCCGCCTTGCGCAGATCGCGCAGCACCACGTCGATGGAAAGCCAGCCGGTTTCTTCCCAGCGGACGGTCGCGGTCGAACTGTGGTGAATGGCTTCGAGCCGCCCGATATGGCGTTCGTCGGCGACGTCATAGACGCGATCGCCGAGACGTGCGCGCCGCCAGTAATTCTCCGGCAATGCGCGTTCGCGTATCTCCGCGCCGGTTTTCATGATGATCTCCTTGTGGTAGGGTTCGGTTGCCGACACGTGCCGCACTTCCTTGTGGGTGCGGCGCGCGACGGCCACGGGGCGGGACCTGCAAGTCGCCGCCCCACTTCATTTGCGGCCGAGAGAAAGAACGCGTCCGGCAAGCTCTCAGCGAACGCGATCAGTTCGCGCAGCGAAAACGACGTGCGTCCCGTCTGCGCGATGAAGCGTTGCATGAGGGAGCGCGTCCAGAACGGGTCGATGGCGAGTTCGCGGCGGGTCATAGCGACACCACGAGCGAGACAACGCCAAGCACGGCGATGATGCACGCCGTCAACACGATCACCACGGCGTCGATCAGATAGGGTGAGTAGGCTCGCAAGATTCGGTAGCGAAACATGGTCGATCTCCTTGTGTGTGAAAAAGACGAAGCCCGCCGCTGCAACGGCGGGCTCCGTTTCAGATACGCGTGACGTTTAACGCTTGCTCTTGCCCTTAGACTTGCTCTTGCCCTTCGCGCCGGGGCCGTCATAGGCCGTGACGCGAAGCTCTTTCGGCAGCCAGCCCTTCGACGCGACGTTGGCAATCGCGAACTTGGCGATCTCGGGACGCTTCTTGTCCCGAAGCTTGCGCGCCTCGTCGGCATTGACCGCGGCCGCGATGGCCTCAAGCGTGAGACCCTTCGGCGCGCGGGTGAAATAACCCTTCGCGTCGAATACCGCCCGGAGCGCGGCGTTCATCACCTTCGGCGAGATCGCATTGGCGATCGTGTCGTAGGCTTTCATGATCGTGTCGGGCGCGGAACTATATTTGCTCTCCCAACGGATCTGAGACGCCACGATGCGGGCGAGCAGCGAGGAAAGGCCGGACAGCTTTTCCGTGGTGAGCGCCGTCTTGATCGCCTTGTGGTACTGCACGCGAAGATCGTCGCGCAGCGCGTTGGTGAGCGTCATGCCGCCCGACTTTTTTGCCGCGGCGCTTTTCTTCTTGACGATCTTGCCGGTGTCCTCGTCGATCTGGCGAGTCTTGCCTTGCTCGATCGGCATGGTGCGACCCCGATCAATAAAGATCGTACCATCGTGGGCCAGGCGCACGAAGCATCCAGCCTTCGCCTTTTGCTTCGGGGTTACGGAGCGCGCAAGAATGGCGGCCTTGAGCGCGTCATGTTCCTCGGACGCATTCTCGCTCTGATCGTAATCGATCTCCTCGTCCTCGACGATGACCCTGAGCTCCTTGAGCCGCTTGATCTCCGCCGGCGTCGGTTTGAACTGCGCCTGCAGCTGACCGTAGCGCCATTGGTCGTTCGGGATTTCCGCGGTCGCCCACGCCCATCCCTCGTCCTTCACCAGTCTGTCGCAGGTTTCGATAAGCTTCTCCTGCCACATCGTGGCGAGCAAAGCCTCGTCGGAAACGATGTGATCGCTGCCGAAAAGGTCGCGCGTCACCTTGCCGCCGCGGGCTTCATACGCCTCGATGCCGACGGCATTGAGCGTCTTGCCAGCATCGCTGACCTTGAGCGCCTCCTTCACGTCGTCGGTGGAGATGCGCCCGCCATTGTAGGCGCTCTTTTTCAGCTTGGCATAGAGCTTCGCCTGGTCCTTCTTGACGGGACAGAGCGTGAAGGCTTGCGCCGTCTCCGCTTTGATCTCGCCTTCGAGCCATGCGTCGAGGATCGCGTCGTCGAGGTCGCCGAGTGCAAGCACCTGGCGTGCGGCTTTTTCAGCGATGCCGAAATGTTCGGCGATCGCCGTCACGTCGAGTGGGGCTTCCTTGTCGGCGTGCAGCTGCGCGAAGGCGCGGTACTGATCGACCGGGTGCATGTCCTCGCGGATGACATTGAGCGCGAGGCTGCGTTCGCGGGCTTGCGCGTCGGTCGCGTCGATTACCTTGACGGGGATCGGCGCGTTCGCGGCCCACTCGCCCGCTTTGACGAGCGCCTGGGCGGCTTCAAGACGCTTGCCGCCGTCGGTGACGGCGAAGCCCTTGCCGTTCGGCCGCACGATCAAGCGGCTGTTGAATGCCGATGCTTCTGATCGAGGCGACGAACGCGGCCGTCGCGCCGCGACCGGTGCGGCGGACGTTGACCTTGCCGTCGATATGAAGCTGGTCGAGCGGCAGTGTCGTGGTTGACATGAGTTCTGACTTAGACATTTGGAAAGTCTCCGTTGTGTGAATCGCGTCTGCAAACGCGATGGGGCGGCGCCCCGTTGCGCGGCCCCTGTAGGGCCGCGCCGTCGGGAGGTCGCTTAGAGCGCGTGAACGTAGAAGCCGTCCGCGCGCTCGACGAGTTCGAGAAGGCGAAACGCAATGCCGCTTTGAATGGCGGCGTCAATGCGCTGTCGCGTCCAGCCGTAGGGATCAACGCCCGGCCTGCCGCCCATCTGATGAAGCAGCGTGCCGTATTTCATCGACTCGGTGGCGTCCCATACAATGCAGCGCCGGCGAACTGCATTCGCGTCGGTCGTGTCGAGCGTCGTCATGTCGAAAGAGCTTCGCCGGCGATGATCTGCACGAACGCAAACTTGTCGACCTTGCGAAGATCGATGCGTTCCAGATGATCGAGCAGATAGCGGCGAAGGTCCGCCGGCGTGATCGACCAGTGATCGCCGCCTTGCTGCGGCAGTCGTTTGGTCTTTCGCTTGGTCGCCTTGAGATCGCCCTGGATGATCTCGCGCGTGACGGTCTTGCTGTCCACGCCGAGAATCTTCGAGATTGCGGTCGCGCTCAATGTCTCCCGATAGCGCCGGGAGAGATCGAGGCGCTTGGCGCGAACCATGATGGCGGTCGGCGATCGCGAGAAACCGTGCTCGCGAAATATCTCCGCACATTTATCCACGTCGTGAAGCGGGACCTTCTTCATCAACTCGTTCTCGGCCGCGGTCCACGGCGGTTCCTTCTTGTGCGGGATCACAAGCCCGAGCGCGATGGCCCGCTTGGTCACCCACCAGCGCGGCACCTTCAATCGATCGGCGAAGGCGTTGCATTCGCCTTTCTTCTTGCCATCGCCGTTCTGATAGAATTCCCGTAGCGCATCGTCGAAACCTTCCGGCCGCGGGATTTTCTTTCTGCTCAACGTCGAGGTAAGCCCAAGCTTGCCGGCCTGGACATAGACGCCGCTCGGCGTGCGATGCTCCGGCAGATGCGCAAGACAGGCGTCCGCGCCGCCATCCGGATAATAGGTCTTGATGACTTCGATCTCGGCGTCGGTCCAGAACCGTTCGTGACGCACGCCGGGAACGTACGGCGTCGAGAGCCGCGGGTGATGTTCGCGGCGCTTTTTGAAAGATACAGCTGCAAGCCCGCTCATGACTGCATTCCTTTCTCGATGCGCACGGCGCGCTTGTCGCCGTCGCCGGAGAATTCGAGAACGCCGTATTGATCGAGCAGCGCGAGCGCGGCGGCGATCTCGCTCTTGGTGCGGTTCAGATGCTTGCCGAGATCGTCAACGCGCGCGCCCTCCGGAGCGAGCTTGGCGAGCGCGCCCCATATCCGGCCCGCATCGGCAAACCCCGGCTCGCGGATGAACTGCCGAATCTGACGAAGCGCGAGCGGCCGGGTGTTGTCGGCCATCGTTTGCTGATCCGCCGCGGTCGCGGCAAGGAGCGCGTCGAGATCGAGCAGACGCGCGGCGTCGCCCGGCGCACGTGCCGCCGGCGCTTTCAATTCCGGTGCGGCGCCGACGTGAAACGTCTCGACGGGTCCCACTTTGAGAACGGCGGGGCTGGTCGAGAACGCGGGACCAACCACGACGAAATCTCCCGGCGCGAGCATGGGCAGGCGATCGAAGCCCTTGCGCGCGTCCCAACCGATGGTCTCGGCCGCGCGGCGAATGTCGAGATCGAGCGTGTTGAGCCCGACCATAAAATTGAGCGCCTCGGAAACGACGGACTTCGCCAGCCGCGCGAGCCGCTGTGTCGCAAGAATGCCCGCGAGTCCGCGTTTTCTGCCGCGGCTCATGAGATCGGTGACCGTGGCGATCGACGCCTTGCGCACGGAGGTCGCTTCGGTGTAGCCGCCGAACGGCGCGAACAGATGCGCTTCGTCGATGGCGACGATGGTCGGGTGCCAATGCTCGCGCGGTGCCGCGATCAGTGCCGAGACGAAAGAGGTCATCGCCTTCATCTGATCGTCGCGGTCGAGCTCGGAAAGATCGAGAACGACGGATGCGCGATGCTCGCGCGCCCGGCCGGCGGCAAGGGCGAGCGTCGCCATGTCGAGGCGGTGGCCCTCGAGGTGAAGCAAGCCCAGCTTGTCGGCGAGTTGCTTAAACTCGCCTTCGGGATCGATCACGATCTGCTGCACTTGATCGTGCGTCTGTTCGATCAGCCGGCGCAATGTCCACGACTTGCCCGCGCCGGATGCTCCCTGAATGAGCATGCGACCCTCGATCAGCTTGCCGAGATCGATGCCGATCTGCATGCCGCTCTCGGCGGTGCCGATATGAACGTCGCTGGCGCGAATGCCGGGGAACTTGACGACGGTCTGCACCGCACTCTTGGCGGCGCCGGCGAAGCGGCGATCACCCAGGCTGGCAGCCATGCGATCTTCCGGTGAAAGTGGCTTTCTCATTTTCAGTCTCCTCGTGTTGTGCGGCTGCAACCGCATTGTGAACTGAGTCGGATCAGATAAGTTTGTTTGGTCGAATTGTTCACCAAACAATTCACGCGTAGCTGCTCCAATATCGCTCGCCGCTGCCAAGCCAGGCATTGCGGACGCTATCAATGCGCACGCTGCCATCGGCGCGCGCTCGACGGACGATTGCGACTCCGGTTTCGTCGCCGTCGTAACGCGGCGAAAGATATTTTCCGGGGATCGGCTTGCATTTGCCGCTCATGAATCCGGTTTCGCTCCGCTCTTGCGCAAGTTCGCGGAGCTCGACGGTGTGCGGGCCGACGATGCGCGTCACCTCGAAATATTCCACGTTGGTCTGATCGTAGCCCCACGAGGTGTGCAGGATCGCGCCGATGACAAGCGGATGCGGCGCGCTGCGCTCGGTTTTCTTTTTGGCGCGGTACTCGGCATGTGATCGCCGCCGTGCGAGAAATTCCGCGATGCAGGCGGCGCGGCGTTCCTCGGTCTTGAAGGTGTAGTTCCAGTCGGGCTTGTTCGCCTTGCCGTGAAAGGCAATTGCGCCAAGCGCGCGCTGGCCGTTGAGCTTTAGCCCCGGCACGTCATAGAGAAAGACGGCGGCGTCGGTATCGCCGCAGTCAAATGGTGTGGCATTCTTCGGGACATAAAAGTCGCGCGGGAAAGTGTGACGCATTTCGTTCTCCTTGTGTGTTTGCTCGCTGCAATGAGCAAGGTGCAGGATCGCACCCCTGCGCCGCGGCTCTGACTTCGCGGCGCTAGGCTGAGATCCTTCCCGAACTGTTCGCGGCATCGGTGACTGCGGCTTGCGTTTGTCTCTGTGACTGCGTGCAGGCGTGTCGGTTGCGGCGAGAGTTCGGGCTCTCAGAATGAAGAATCCGGTTGCCTTCTTCGGTTCGATCTGTCGGACAGCGTTCGCGGTCTCGCTACTGCGGCCGGGATTATGTTCGCGTTCGGACGGCGCACTCGCAAGCGCGCGGGTCTTATTTGCTTCTGTCTGAGACCGGGGCGGGTGCGGCTGTAGGTTCGTGAACTTTCGCCGCTGAGTATCTTCGCTCCGTTCGGGCTTTTTTCGGATTCGATTTTCAAACAGCGGATCGCTTTGCGATCTTTTTTTCTTGATGGACGTTCTGCTTCTCAGCGCATGTCGGCGTCGGGGAGAAACGAGTCGATCTTTTTGCAACGTCGCTTGATCGATTGATGCTGATTCTAAGGAATTCGGGGCGGAAGCCTATGGGGACTAAATTCCCCTGCCCCAAAAGCAGCTTCGGGAGTGCTCGAAAATGACGCGCGGGAGACGCGCTTTACCTGACGCGGTAAAGGCGCTGAAGGGCAATCCGGGGAAACGTCGTCTAGCACTCGAAAAGACGACGGGCGCGCGTAGCGCGCGCGTAGCGCCCCCAAAAGCATTCACCGCGGAGCCCCCGGACTATCTGACTCAGGAGGGCGAGAAAGCCGCGTTCGTCGAGATACTCAAAGCGATGCCGCTCAATGTCGCGCGCAAGAGCGACATTCACGCCATCGCACGCTGGGCGGCCTGGCTCTACATCTGGATCGATGCCAAGAAGCGCCTCGACGGTCACGTGCATTACTACGAGAACAAGTCGAAGCACGGCACGTTCCTGCGCGAGCATCCGATCTCGAAACGCATGCACCAGGCGGAGGCGCATCTGATCTCGCTGGAAGATCGTCTCGGGCTTAACATCGTGGCGCGCAACAATATCGTGCACCGGCTGTTCAACATGCCCGGACCGCCGCCGCGGCTGTTCGATGATCCGGAGCCGGAGGACGGCAAGCCACTTCCGATCGACGACGCGCCCGAGCCCGAGGAGCTGTCGTCGCCGCTCAATTTTCTGAGCGACGCCAGCAAGCCCGCGAGCAAGCCGAATTGACAGCGGCCCGCGAATCATATCGAGGTCGCCGCGTTGGGGCGGGTGATGACGGTGGTGAGAGTTCTCCCCGTTTCAGATCGGGCGATCTAGGCAAGGCGTCCTTCGGATTACCTGCCGAAAGTCTCTCGACGGCGAACCGCAACGGTTCGTTACAAATGGCGATCGATGATCGCCTGTAGTGCGGCGTGAGCCGGGGCGGGAGCCTCGGCTTTTTTGTTGCCTAGAGGTAATGGCGTCCCCGTATTATTTCGACAAGCGCGTCGCCGATGCCGCTGTCGAGTTCTTTCCCCGCTATCTGTGCTTCGTCGATGGCGAGTGGGCCGGCAAGCCCTTTCATCTGTCGAAGTGGCAGGCGCATCACGTCCGGCAGATTTTCGGCTGGCGCAAACGCGCGAACGGTTTTCGCCGCTATCGCTTCGTGCGCGGCTGGGTGCCGCGCAAGAACGGCAAATCGGAATTGTGCGCGGGGCTCGGTCATCTACTCTGCATCGGCGACGGCGAACCTGGCGCGCAGGTCTATTGCCACGCATTGGTCGGCGACCAGGCCGAGGTCGTCTATGATAAGGCGGCGCGCATGGTCGCGCTGTCGCAGCCGCTCTCGCAGCTCTACGAGGTCACCAAGACTGGCATGCTCTGCTCGGCGTCGATGGCGTGCTATCGCGCGCTGTCCGGCGAAGCCTACGGGAAGCACGGTCTGTCGCCGCACGCCAATATCGGCGACGAAGCCCACGCCTGGAAGAACGGCAATCTTCACACCTTCCTGATCCAGGGCATGGGCGCCCGGCGCCAGCCGATGGACATCACGATCTCGACCGCCGGCGAGATCAAGACCTACGGTCACGAACTTTATCTCCAGTCGAAGGCGATCCTCGACGATCCGAGCCTCGATCCCGAAACTTATGTTTTCATCTACGAGGCGGACAAGGACGACGATTGGACCGACCGCAGGGTCTGGAAGAAAGCCAATCCGAATCTCGGCATCTCGCTGAAGCGGGAATTCCTCGAAGCCGAATGCCGGCGCGCGCAGACGACGCCGCGGCTCGAAAACGATTTCAAGCGGTATCATCTCAATCTGTGGGTCGAGCAGGCGAAGCGCTGGTTTCCGATGCGGCGCTGGGCCGACAACACGACGCGGCCAGGCGACAAGGATTACTGGCGCCGGCTGCCCGGCGAGATGCTCGGCCGCAAATGCTTCGGCGGTCTCGACCTCGGATCGACCAACGACATCACCTGCAAGATTTTGGTGTTTCCGCCCGAGGCGGAAGGCCAGCGCACCGTGCTCATGCCGGAGTTCTGGGTGCCGGAGGAAACGGTCGATGCGCGCGACTCGCCGCGCACGCCGTATCGCAAGTGGGTGGACGAGGGCGCACTCCTCACCACTCCCGGCAACGTGACGGATTATGATTTCATCGAACAGCGCGTGATCGAGGACGCGCCCAAATATCAGATCCAGAAGCTCGGCTACGATCCGTGGAATGCGACGCAGGTTGCGCTCCATCTGCAGGACGAAGGTTGCCCGATGGTCGAGTTTCGCCAGGGCTTCAATTCGATGGCGGCGCCGTCGAAGGAAATGGAGCGGCTGTTTCTCGCGGGGCTCCTCGAGCACGGCAATCATCCGATCCTCGAATGGATGTTCGGCAACGCGACCTACCGCAAGGACCCCGCCGGCAACATCAAGCCCGACAAGGAACGCGCGGCCGAGAAGATCGACGGCGTTGTCGCCTCCATCATGGGCGTCGGGCTCGTCAACGCGGAGCCAGCCAACAGCGGTCCCCGAATTATTCTGCTCGACAGCGTGTGAGGCCTGACATGAAAAAACTGGCGAGCGGACTCTTCGTGGCGATCGGCGCGGTATCGCGCGGCGTGCCAACGGTACTCCGCGATGGCGCGGGCCTGGCTGGCGCGGCGGCGATTGCTTACGGCCTCTATATGATCTCGCCGCCTTACGGCTATATCGGCGGCGGCATCCTCTTGTTGGCTGGCGCGACGCTAACGGCACTGCCGAAAAGCTAACGCCCGTGGCGGGACTGTTCGGCGCAATAGCGCAGGGAGGCGCGCGGCTCACCCGCTCGACCGACACCACGGCCGATGCGCTGCTGTGGGGCGATCAGCTGTGGTCGGTGCCATCGGCGGCTGGCGTCGAGATCAACCAGCAGACCGCGCTCGGTGCGGCGGCCGTCATGGCGTGCGTGATGATGTTGGCGGAGGACGTCGCCAAGCTGCCGGTGTGGCTGGCGACTAAAACCGCCAGCGACAAGATCACGAGGGTCACTAATCATCCGCTTGCCTGTTTGTTCGAGGAACCGAACGAATGGCAGGACTGGATGGAATTCTGCGAGATGCTGCAGGTCGGGCTCGTCCTGCGCGGCAATGGCATCGCGGTCATCATTCGCGATTATCGCGGCAAGCCGGTCAAGCTCGTTCCGGTCAATCCAGACCGCGTCGCGCTGTGGGAAGCGCAGAGCGGCGAACTGTTCTACCGGATCACCCCGTTCGGCCTGCACGAAATGGCGCAGCTGAAGGACGAGCCGTTCCTCATTCCGGCCGAGGATGTCTTTCATCTGCGCGGCGCATCGGTGAACGGTCTCATGGGCGCATCGCGCATCGCGCTGGCGCGAGACGCGATCGGTCTGACAATCGCCCAGGAGCGCGTCGCCGCGCAGTGGATCGGTGCCGGCTCGAAGCCAAGCGGCGCGCTGGTCGCGGATGAAAAACTCGACACGCCCACCATCGAGCGCCTCAAGGCGAACTGGAAGGAATTGAACAGCGGGCTTGCGAACGCGGGTCGGGCCGCGATCCTCGAAGCCGGATTGAAATGGGTGCCGTTCGCGATCTCGGCGCAGGAACTGGAATTCATCGCGTCGCGGCAATTCCAGCTGCAGGAGATCGCGCGCATCTTCCGCATCCCGCCGCACATGATCGGCGAGCTGTCGCGCTCGACCAACAACAACATCGTCCAGCAGTCGCAGGAATACATCAACTATACCCTTTCCGGTTACACCAGCCGGTGGAAGGGAAAGCTGCGCAAGACCTTCGGGCTGGCGAAGGAGAATATCTACGTCGTTCACGATTTCTCCGAGATCGGCCGCGGCGACATTCTCTCGCGCTACAATGCCTACCGCATCGGCATCATGTCCGGCTTCCTCAAGCCGAACGAAGCGCGCGTTGATGATGATCGCGATCCCGATCCGGAAGGCGATCATCTGTTGCAGCCGATGAACATGGCCGAGATGGGTAGCCAGTCGGGCGGCACGTCGGAAGGCGGGCGTCCGGAGGACGGCACGATCAAGGCCAAGCTTTCCGAGATCGAGGGTCGCGTCACCAAGCTCGAAAGCATTCCACAACGCTTCCTGCCGGCGCGGCATCGCTTCACGCGCGGCGGCTTGATGGTGCCGGCCGCATGACGCTTGCCGCCGATGTCGCAACACGCCGGAGCCGGAGCGCCAAACAGCGTTGGGCGCGCATGACGCCAGCGCAGCGCAAGACGCAATGCGCGGCGATCAGACAGGGTGTCACGAGGGCTTATGCGCAAGGCCGCGGCCGCAAGCTGCCGTTGACCGACGAGGAGCGTAAATTTTACCTGAAGCTCCGCCGTGAACTTGGCACGGAAGCGGCTCACGCGTATTTGGCGACGAAGCGATGAGCGCCGGTCATCGTCACGGCGACGAGAAAGCCGCATCGGCAGTCGCCGACAAATATTACGACAGCGCCGCGGCGCTGGTCGCGGCCTGCACGATCAACGACAGCTTCGACATTCCGTGGCTCGCCAATCGCTCGACCGACGGCAAGACGGTCTATCGCGATCGCCGCGTTCCGAAAATTCTCGACTGCGGAATCGATACCGATCTGTCGCTGGCCTGGCATGAGCTGCCGGAATGGGAAGCGATGAACGACGGGCTGCCCTACGACACGGGCACGCCGAGCGCGCACGTCGATGTCGCCACGCCGCTGGAGCGACGCGAGGTCGAGCGGCAGAAGCCGGACGATCTGGACATCTGGTCGAAATATTCCGACGAGATGGACGGCTACATCCGCGAAGTCGATGACGAGACCATCGCGCGCGTGCCGGCGGACATCGATCTGCGGCCGTTCGAGGATGACGATCAAAAATTGCTCAAAGAGATCATCGCCGCCGGCGCCGAGGCTTCGGCGCGGTTCATGAGGGGACTATCGATGCCAAAGATCGTTACGCCCGCCGAATTGCTTGCGCGCCTGCAGGCCAATCGCGATCTCGATTCGAAGGCGCTGTTCTGCGACGACAAGGGTGCGCGCATCGCCAAGGCGATCGGCATCCAGGCCTCCGCGGCAATGGGCGAGGCGGATCGGTCCGTCGATTTCGTCATCTCGACCGGGTCGCTCGACCGCTACAATTCGACAATCGAGCCGAAGGGCTGGCAAACCGACAACTTCAACAAAAATCCGGTCGTGCTGTGGGCACACGATGACAGTATTCCCGCGATTGGCCGCGCCGAGCTAACCGCGATCAAGGATGGCGTGCTGAAATCCAGCGCCGTCTTTGCCACGCGCGACGTGCATCCGCTCGCTGATACGGTTTTCAGTCTCATCAAGGGCAAGTTCATTCAGGCCGCATCGGTCGGCTGGATTCCGCTCAAGTGGCAATATGTCGATGAGGAAGGCCGCGGCTTCGGCATCGATTATCTCGAACAGGAATTGCTCGAATGGTCGGTCGTCAATATTCCGGCCAATCCCGAATGCCTGGTCGGCGCTCGCTCGATGGGCATCGACACCAAGCCGCTCCTGCAATGGGCCGAGCATGCGCTCGATAGCGGCGGCATGCTGATGATCCCGCGCAAGGAGCTGGAGCAGCTGCGCAAGGCCGCGGGCGCCGGCACGTCGGTCGGCGTGTCGCGGATCGAATTCCATGTCGATGGCATCGAGGCTCTCACCGATGCGGTCGATGCGCTCAAGCGGAAGGGTCGCGTCGTCTCGAAGAAAAACGAGGACGCGCTGCGCAAGGCGCACGAGCACATGCAGGCCTCGCGCGATCATTGCCAGGCGGCGTGCGACCACGTCAAAGGCGTTCTCGATCAGATCGATGAGGACAAGGGCGATGGCGACAGGCCGGAGCCCGATGATGGCGATGGTAACGACGATCCTGAGCAGGCGTCGGTGACGACGCAACGTCAGCGCGCTCGCGCGCTCACGTTAGGACAGCCGGCGGCGGCGCTCGTTCC